TCGCTGCCTTCATAGCAATCTCCGCTTTTGCGATGAGAGCGGTCATTTCTTGGATTTGGGTCATCATGGTCGGGGCTCCCTAATTTGTCGGTATTTGCCGTCACGGTACACCAGCGGTGTGGCTGGGTTTGTGTCGGATTGTAGTCGGCGTCGTTCTTTCCATGTGAGACCCCCCCAAATGCCGTAGCACTCCAACTGTGTTGTCGAATAGTTGAGGGACTCAGCGAGACATTCGGGACGAACGAAACAGGTAGCGCAAACCGCTTTTGCTTCAGCAATTCTTTTGCGTGAGTACCGTTCACCCGGCTCAAAGATGAACAGGTTGAGATCCATACCTTTGCAGGCGGCGTGATCCCACCAGCGATCTAGCACAGTCGCCACGGTTGCCAACCGCACTGCCCTTTTGCTTCACGGCCTGAATAGAGCAGGTATGCCCATCGCAAATTTGTTGCAGGGTCAAACATTTGTTCAGGTGTAATCCCTAGTTCTGTCCACCATTCGTGGTGGGCGTACCAGTTCCCTTGTGTCAAACCGTAGTCACGGCATTGTCGCCCACTGTCAGATTTTGAACAGGCGTCAGGCTGACACCTTGACTCTTTCCACATTACGCGACCTAACGTCTGCAAAACGCGGGGGTCATTGGGCCAGCCCACCTCTACGGCGAGCGGGAACCATTCTTGGCATTTGGCTTCAGCGTTGAAAGGCGCAAGGGTTGTTACTGGTTGCGTTGTGATCGTGCTGGTTGTGGTGGTTGTGGCTAGCAGCTCTTCTTTGCGGTCCTCAAGTTGCTGAGGTGTCAGGTCTTGCAATGTCACTGTTTGCTTGGGCGCAATCGTCAAAGTCGGTGACGATTCCTGCACGCTTGTAATAGCCCAAATTGCCATTAGCGCGTAGGTTCCTAAAGCCATCAATGTTAGTCGTTTAAGGTTCATTTAGTAGTCCTCTGATAAGTCCGCAACGGATTTGCGGGTGCTGAAGAATCCCTCCAGCATTGGTTTTTGCATGATCTCTCGGGCCATGAAAGCGCGATAGTTGTTGTTGAATTTGAATTCGCTACTGGGGTCATTTGTGATGGCGTGTTCGTAGCGCAAGACTTCGATAAGGGCGGCGATGCCGTAATGGGTATATCCGCGGTGCATCAACTGGTAGCACATTTTGGTGAGGGTCGGCATGACCCACGGGTTTGCCTCTTTAAAGGCTTCATATTTGAGCATCTCGGCTGGAACAGCGAGAACGTCAAAAAGGGATTGTTGCATTGCTTTCCTCCTGCGGTCGGGGTCCACCTATCGGCGGACGCACTTGGTTGCCAGTCATTTGACCGACTCCCAAACCGATTGTCAAGGCACTACGCAAAGATTTTGGCAAAAGCCTTTTCTACCAGTTCGGCAGAATCTGCCATTTTGGGTGAAATTTCTACATGGGTCCAATCGCCCATGGGGGTGCCTGCATTGCGTTGTGGGGTCCACGCCTTGAACGCGTCACGGTCGCATCGGTAGCCACCGCCATATTTGGTCAGATTGGGAATCGGGCAACCTACGCCGTCATAGCAGTGAATCTCCTCTATGCCCAAAATGTCCCGGTGAGTAAACAGGAACTCAACCATGGCTTTGCGTGAGTCTGCGTTCTGTTTGGCGGTCCCTTTGCCTTTGAGATCAACGGCGCGCCATGTTGCGTGAACACTTAGGTTGGCTGATCCGCGCATAGGTCGGTTGGCGTAAATACCAATGGATTTCATGTTGCACAAGAATTCCATGTATTCGACGAACCGTTTTGTGCCGGGTCGTTCTGTCGGATGGTTGCCATCTTTGTTGCCTGTGTACGGTCTACTGGTCATCTTTTTCTCCCTTGTCTTTGAGCCCATTACTTGCTAATAGCCCCGTCAAAGCACCAGCCAAAACCAGTAAAACGCTTGAGAGAACTTCCCACGCTTTGGAGTCATTGGGACTAACTTCCAATGGCTGGACAACAAACGCAAGCGAGTACAGGATCATGCCGATACTCATGATGAACGTGAGCGCCAGTGCAGCTCCTACCATGAGGACAAGACGAGCTTTGATTTCGGAGTTGGTGTATTTCTTCATGGTGTGGTTGCTCCTGTTGAGGTGTCACATCTTGGGGCTGTGGGTTGTTGTTCGCAGTTGTTTCGAGTGCGGTCAGTGCATCCAGTGACGACGAACATGAGGGCAACAATAACAGCGGCGGCGACAATCAGGCTTTTCATCAGGCTGGCCCAATATCTTCCACTAAAAGAAACCCGATGATCGTTCCCGACCTTTGAGCCTGACCTGTACCGGAACTGCATTGCAGGGTTGCAACAAAGTTTTGGGTTCCAGCAGTCAAAGTAACTACCGCTTGACACATTCCGCTAGTCGGGATTGCGACACTTGCAGATTGGTTTAATTCTCTAACCTCGTTTTGGACAGCACCTGCAAGGTTTGTAAGTCGAATCCTCAAGGTAAAGACTGCGTTTGCGCCTGCGCTTGCCAAACTTGGTTCTTGATATGTAACGCGGTAGTAACGGTTTGCGACAGCGGTAAACGATGAGCCAGTAATCATTACTTCTTCGGCAGTGACTGTTCCGTCGCTGATTTGTACAGTGTTGTAAGCCATTATCCCACGAGGAAAACGGTTTGCCTGATCTGCTGTATAGACAGCACCACTGCTGAACTGTGTGTTGGGATTAATAGACATATTTCTCCTTTACCAACCTAAACGGCTGGTATCTAAGATACCTAAAAACGATGAGTCAAGTGTGAAAAATTGGTAATACTGCAACGGGCTCATATCAAAAGTGACTGTTGTTTGTTGCGGTGTGACATTGAATGAGTAGCCCTCAACAACGACGTTGATTGCTGTGCTTACTCCACCAGGTGGCGTGTAGTTCAAAGTCAAAGTCCTATTAGTATTAAAAACGAAAAACATTTCAGAAATCAAGTTGTCTATTGCAGTTTGATTCTGTGCCCTATCAGTAAAAGAACAATTAAATCTCAATGATGCAGGATCGCTAAAAGCGTTGACGATCCAGTTTGCGTTGCCGTTTGCTTGCGTGGCGTTGTAATCCACTGTTTGACTGGAATAAAAAGAACTGCCATACGTTGAAACAGAACTGGCATTTGAGGCGGTCTGATCGGCTACACCAGTGCTAGTGACAGTTGCATTGTTAATAAACTGCAGGCCGTTTTGGATTCGATCAAAAGACTGATACCCAATTTGTGTAGCGGTAGCAGTCCGACCTAATTGGATTGAAATTGGCGAACTTGAACTAACTTGATTTCTGCCTTTAATTGCAAGTCTGTTTTCGTTTGTAAATAAATAGCCTCGTTCGGTTACAACTGAAAGATTGACATAGTTTGAAACTGTGCCTGTGTAAGTAATCGCTGAACCTATTGAAGTAGAACTACCAAGACCAGAACTAAATTGCATGTCTGTCGGAAGCGGACCACCAAAACCAGAGTTAAAATCACGACATTGTTCATACACCGTGTCTTGCGGTATGACATACGAAGTTGCTTGGACACGGCCCGCTCGACTCAACCAGTCCGCACAAATAAGGGTTGCCGTGTTTAATCCAACATCACCAGGTGCATCGTTGTAGTTAACTTCTTGAACCCAAAAAGTAAACCCGCTTATTTGTGATCCGCCAGTATCCAAAATTTCAACATCAATGATTGTTCCATAAGGAACTGTTGAAGCGTAATCGGCGGCGTTGTTAATCGTCAGATTAAGGAATTTGCCTGAGTAACTGTCAAGATATTTCTCTCGCCCAAAACTAAAATTCATAGACAAAACTTTGTCGGTGATATCAATAGAAGCATCTTTTTTAATTCGCCAAGTAAGTTTTGTCATTACATAGTCCGAGTGTTAACAGGCACAGGGCCTGACTGGCGGACATAGGTTTGCAACGCCCTAACAACCTCATTCGGGTCGGCTGAAGTGACCGTAATGTTGATGGTGCCACCGCCACCTAAAGCGTGGTTTGGTGTGATGTTGCCCGCCGATGACGGTGTGAATAACTCTGGTCCCTGCTCACCAACAAGATAGGACGTACCGCCCATAACCGGACCCCCGAGGGCTTGAGGTTTTACAGGATTAGTTGAAATGCCTGCAAGGTTTAGCGCGTCCACTGCGCTGAGACCGCCATATTCGGCACCTCGAGCAATCCAACGAGCCAACTCAATCGCGGCTGCTTCACCCTGCGTTTTAAAACGAATCAAAATTTCTTTAGAAGAAATCGTGTCCATGCCACCAGCAACTAACGCTAACCGTGCAACAAAGTCGGCGACTTTCTGCTCATAGGCGTCAATGTCTGCTTGGGCACCCGAGCCAAACGCTTTAGCGGCGGATTCTTTTAATTCAATTAGATCGGCTTCCAAATTGTCTAAGGCGACTTCTTCATTGAGTGAGTCCGTTAGAACTTTCCATGCTTCATCTGCGTTCATTAACGCAGTGCTCATACCGTCCACCGCAGTGGTAAACGGAAGGATGGCGTCCAAACGGGCTTGCTTTATTACATCTCTAAAGTCCTCGGTGTCCTCGCGAGCGGCTCGCATGTCCTCAGCGAACACTGGTATGACTTCTTTTTTGTCGGAGAACATTCCCCAAATGTCACTGAAACCTTCTTTAATGTCATCAACAACCATTCCGGCTGTGTTGCCAATTTCATCCCAAACAGTAGAAAAATAGGTTTGATCCCATTTTTTCTGTAGATAGTTCCAAGTGTCACCGATTCCTGATGTCATTGTGTCTACAAGTTTGATGATGTCCGTCAAAATTGGGATCAAAAATTGACCGAGAGCGATTGAGAGATCTTGTGCTGTGTCACCAAAATCGTCCATGGTGTCACGAAAATCTTTGGCACGTTTCAATTCTTTAGGGTCAATAACTTTGGCTCCTGAAACATTGCCTAGCGACTCAGCGAGATCGTCGGCGCCCATTTCAATAAGAGTTGACATTGACTGCCAGCCCTTGCCGAGCAGTTGTGCTGCAACTTTTGCTTTTTCGGCTGGGTCTTTAATACCTTTGATTCGTTCAATGGTGTTGAGGAATGTTGCGTTGACGTCTAACGATCCGTCTTTGAGATAGACGAGGTCTACGCCAAGATCACGCACTTTGTCCGGGTCTGCACCAATTGTTTTGTTGAGGCGACCGATAGCAGTCGAAACGGCGTCAATCGGTATTCCGATGTCGCCTGCAACTTCCATATATCGAGAGGCATCTTCAATGGCTAACCCTGTAGCGGTAGAGAACTTTTCGGCTCCTAACGCCAACTCTTGGAACGCTTTAATACCTTGAGCAGCAAACCCGACTAGGGCCGCGCCAGCCGCAATTGCAAAGTTTCCTGCGTTGGCTTTGACCGCATCAAGAGCCGCGGTTGATCCAGCCTTAAATTTGTTCATGCCACCTTCAGCGCCAGCGACAGAAGTTTTAAAATTGGTGAAAGCGGCTTGAGCGGCTCTAATGCCTTTGTCCTCAAGGCTTGTGATGATGGGAATGTTGATTGCCATTAGATTTTCACCTTCATCAGTTCTTGATTGGCTCGAAACACGACCGCTTTAATTGTGTCATTCATTTCACGCTCAACACTAGCAATCGTCTTTTCGGCGTTCTTCCACATAAACCGTGACGGGTCACCCGGTAGCGAACGGGCAAAAGTTGGGCGCTGATATTTTGGTTCACGCCTAGAAGTAGTGCCGCCAGCCTTGCCAGCCATATCCACAATGGCGACAGATGCGCCCTTAGTAACAATGCGGACGATATTGACAGCGGTTTTAGTGGACGGCCCATTGAGCCCACGGCGCGGTTTGCGGGTGTCAATTTTAATGACTGCGTTCTTACGGTTACCCCACCCTGTGCGCCCGTTGTGAGCCATTCCAGATAGCGGAGGCGACGAAGGAATTGACTGGTTGATCTCAGACAACATCGGCTTCAAAATGTTGCGGATGTCTTTGTTCAATTCGCGTTTAAGTGAAGGGTTGATTTTGCCGAGATCACGCAAAGTTGAGGCCACACCTTTCACCTGAATTGTCATCGCTTGTGTTTCGCTTTCTCGTTTTCCTCAACCAGTAAGCGAACCATCTCATCCACAACCGACGCTGGACACTCCATCAGATCCAACGGACTGATGCCTGTCCTTAACGCCAATTGCGCTATCAGGTTGACTGCGCGTCCTGCTTTGGTTTCTCTTTTGGGACGAACGTGATGTCCCCTACTTTTTCAACCCACTTGGGGAACAGTTCCACGATTACGCCACTCGAGCGGACCGCGTCCCATGCCAACCAAGCCAACGCCTTGAATTTCATGTTTTCTAGAAATTGCCCGACGGAGAGTTGAGGATGGTGGTCCTCCCAGCGACACGCCACACCATAAGTAATCGGTGCCTCGTGTGTTTCTCCGTCGAGCATCTCTACTCGTAACGTCATACCAATCATGTCGGGGTCCTTTGTTTGTGTTGGTTAGATCAGGCTACGGCACGGACCCAAGTGCCCCCGGTGCCCGTCAATGTCATGGTATCGAGGGAGCCGGCGGTGCTTGAGATCGGCATAAACGACGAAATCATCATGTTAGAAATCGTATAAATCGGATTCCCGGGTGCGGCCACGCCAGAGTCAGGTGCCACAATCACAGTAGTGTCGCCGTCGCCGACAACATCTGACAAATACTTTTCAACTGAGGTCGCGCCGTATTCGAGCAAGATTGTTGCTGAAACGCTGACCGTTTGGAGGCCAGCGACAAACTTGTGTCCAGTGGCTCCCATCACGGTCGCTTCCAGCGAGTCAAAACCTGCTTCGAGGGTGATAGATGAACAGTTGAGTGAAATGTTGTTTGCGCCAATGGTGA